ATGTTTAACGCGCAGAATGGGTTGGAAGGGGGGGGTGTCTACTTCACCTTGTTTGATAAGATGTGGATAACTTCAAAAAAGGATACCAAATGGTCAATAGACTGCCGCCTGAGTTGCACATTGTGCATGGCACAAAATCAGAACACAAAGGCAAGCCACTACCGGAAAACGTGCGCCAAAGAGTTCCAAAAGCAAACTGGCTGGATGACCCGGATTCTTGGGATAGAAACGAATTTATTAATGAAACGTCAGAATTTCTATGGGACACCTATGGAATTGGCAGCAATCAAGATAAGCACATTTTGGCGGCGCTGGCAATGCAATTGGACATTTACATCAAGTGCATGAAAGGTGTTCAAAAAGGCGGCATCATTACCCAATTTAATAACGGGCAAACTATTGGGCCAAATCCATTTTTGACCGCCGGGGACAAGGCGCTTGCCCGTGCGGTTGTATTGATGAATGAATTGGGGTTAACCCCTAGGGGACGTTTGGCTACAAATAAAACAGAAGGCGGGAAATATTCCAAACTCCTTGCAGGGCCATGAGCAAGGGAATGCTGGTGCAAGATGGGGTTACAGAATTGGTAATGCTAGTGCAGCATGGGGTTACAAATGAATTATGAAGATGGCATTTTGTATGCCGTTCAAGTCGTGCGCGGCGAGATTTTGGTTTGCCGAAACGTTCGGTTGGCTTGTCAACGATTTTTAAATCAATTGGAAGACAGGGCATGGGCATACGAATTTCATGCTAAATATGCCCAACACGTTCTTGATTTTGTTGAAACTTTAAAGCACACAAAAGGGCCAGACGCAGGTAAATCTTTAGTTTTAGAGTCATTTCAAATTTTTGCCATTTGCGCCATTTTTGGTTTCCGCGACAAAAAGAATTTGTCCAAACGAATGGTCACAGATGTGATTATTTTTATTCCCCGGAAAGCAGGGAAATCTACGCTTACTGCTGCGTTGGCTTTATACGAATTGGCTTTTGGTGAAGCTGGCGCAGAAGTTTATTCTTTGGCAACAACTCGCGACCAAGCGGGAATCGTTTTTACGGCAGCTATTGGATTCATTGAATCTATGCCACCGGATGTGTCAGCTTTGTTCAATGCTGGCAAATACCAAATCATGAAAACTGGTGATGCCCAATCAATGTTTAAAGCATTGAGCCGGGATACCAAAAAAACGGGCGATGGATTGAATCCAAGTTGTGCAATTATTGATGAAGCCGCACAAATTGTCGACAGAAATGCTATTGAGGTGCTGCACTCTGGAATGGTCGCCCGTCAAAATCCTTTGCGGATTTACATTACAACAGCAAGTTTTACCAAAGAAACAAAATTCCACGAAGATTTGGTAATGTTGCAAACTATGTTGACAGGAGAGGCAACAGACAATCCTCGTTGGTTTGGGTTGCTGTACAGCCTTGATCCAGGTGACGATTGGCGTGATCCAAGGGTTTGGGCAAAAGCTAATCCTATGCACGGAGTTAGTGTTTTTGAGGACGCTATTGCACAGAGAGCAGAGGAAGCAAAACACAAACCAGCAGCATTAAATGAATTTCTGTGCAAGACGTTAAACATTTATGTAAGCGCAAATTCTGCTTGGGTAGACAGGGAATTTTGGGATAGTCCACAATGTAAATTAGGCGAAAAACGCGAACCTGAGTCTGTTTTTATGGGCTTTGACTTGGCAGCAACCCGCGATTTGAATGCTGTTTGCACTTTAAAACGCTTTGCTGATGACGATTACGAAGCTGAATTTCGTTTCTTTTTGCCGCAAGATGGGTATGATTTAATCCCTAAACATTACGCCGATATTTTTGAAGTTGCTAGAAAATCAGGCATACTACACATTACGCAAGGCAATGTGATGGATGATCGTGAAATAAGTGATTACATCATTAAACAGGCAGAAATCCACGATATAAAGGAAATTGGATTCGATGCTTATAACGCCGCCAGCTTGGTTGCAAGGCTAAATGATGCGGGTTTACCCGTAAAGAAAGTCGGGCAAGGCATGGCAGTTTTGAGCAACCCAAGCAAACATTTAGAAAAATTGTTGATGAATTACAACATTAAGCATGATGGAAATCCGTTTGTTGGCTGGCAGCTTGGAAACTGCGAAGTGTATGAAGATGTTAATGGAAACATCAAAGTTCGTAAGAATGAAGCAGACAAATCGGCAAAAGTTGATGGTATTATCAGTCTAATCATTGCGATGCACTGTTCATTGGACAATGCGACCATTAGCGGGTTTGGATTCCGCACTTTCTAAGGAAAATCATGGCTTTATTTGATATTTTCAGTAAAAAAAGTGATGTAAAAGCTGAATCAAACACGCTTTTTGGGCAATCTGCGCTTGGAAATAACATCGTTTATCAGGGTAAAGGACAGTACCCTAATACGAATACGCAGATTCTTTACGTAACAACTGGCACTACTAATTCTGCTGGTAGACCAGTAGATATTTCCTTGCTCAGTAGAAACGCGACAATCATGTCGTGCGTGGCTGCAAAAGCTAGAGCATTAAGCCAATTGCCGATTCGCGTGGTTAGTAAAACCGATGATGGAACTTTTGTCGATGCAATTAAAGACCCATCCGTTGGTGCGCGTGATAAAGCAAAGGCAAAACAAGTTTTTAATCTATTGCAGCAACCCAATAACTTTCAAAGCACGTATGAGTTTTGGTATCAATGGATGATGTGGTATGAGTTATCGGGCGAAGCGTTCACTATTTGGTGGCGTGAAAATCAGAACAGCAGCACTGATACGCCAATGGAAATGTACATTTTGGACAGCACTTTAATTGCAGTCACCATTACGCCTACGCGCTATCCATCGTATCGACTATCTACTCCATCGTACGGATTTAACCGCGATGAACCGCTGGCAGCGCATCAAGTTATGCACATTAAAGAAATGGCATGGCAGGGGTCTGCTGGTTTTAATAAGGGATTGCTGGCTGCGGAATTGGTTTCGCTAGATCAAGACATTGACCTATATGCAAATTACATTATGCAAAACGGCGCAAAGCCTAGCGGAATGTTTACGACTGAAAACGTGATTCCTGATGCAAAATATAAGGAAATTGCGGCGCGGCTAAAGGAAGCATGGTCAGCAATGGTGAACAGCAAGCAAAGCGACCTTAGCAAAGCTGGTCAAGGTATGCTGCTAGATCAAGGTATGAAATACACGCCGCTTAATATGTTGACGCTCCAAGATACGGATGCTGCTAATTTAAAAAACCAAACTATGAAGCGGATTTGTACTCTTTTTGGAGTGCCGCACCAAATGATTGGTTTGGGCGAAAGCAAATTTAATAACACGCAAACATTGCTAGATGAGTTTTATAAGTCTACGATGTACCCCACAATTGTCAATATTCAGCAAAAATTAAAGCAGCATTTATTTAAAGGCTATCCAAACTTATCAATTGAATTTGATACATCGGATTTCTTAAAAGGTGCGCCGCTTGACCAAATGAATTACGTTGTGGCTGGCGTAAATGCAGGAATTTTGACTTCCAATGAGGCGCGTGAATACCTTGGAAAAGGCAATATTGATGGTGCTGATGAATTAAAAACGGCACAGTCTACTGCCCAAATATCAGGGTCTAGCCCACAAGATACTGGTGGCGGCGGAGGTAATCAGACTAAAAAAATGAACATTGGAAAATAAAATGTTGAACGAAATTGCTAAAAAAGTGGTACGATTCGTTTATAAGATAAAACATGGAAACCATAAAATCCTTTATGATATTGACCGAACACCCGTCAATGAGGTAACCCATGACAAAAAATTTGACCCTGATTTGCGAAGCCCGTCTAGTGACGGAAGCACAAGGGAAAAGCGGCAAGATTGAGGCAACAGTAACGACTTGGGGTGCGCGTGAAGGCGCAGATGGACGCAAGTTCAATTATCAACCCGAGGGATTTATGGACTGGGCTGAGTCTTTTGCTGCTACTGGCAAACCATTGCCAATGTTTGTAAATCATCAAGCGGATGCCGTGCCTGTTGGCGAGTGGAATTCAATGGAATTCACTGATGAAGGCATGGTCGCGCAAGGGCGGTTGTACACAAACACAACTGCTGGCAAAGACATTTACACAGTAATGAAGGAATCGCCAAATATGTTTGGCGGCGTTTCTGTTGCTGCTTATGCAGATGAATATCAAATGGTAGATGACAACGGCGATCCTGTGGATGATATGGAAGAAGGATACTTTCAAATTACCAAAGGCGGTTTGCGTGAAGTCTCTATCGTCATGTACCCAAACAATCCAGAAGCAAGCGTCAGTAAATTGGAATTTTTCCGTCCTGATGGGTCTGCTGATTTAAAGATTTTTGAACAGGCTTTGCGGGATGCAGGGCTTGACAAAAAAGATGCGAAATTAGCCGCATCTGTAATCAAAAGCATCGTGGAAAAGCGTGACGCTGATCCTGTTGCAATTGAATCCAACTCTGAAGTACGGGATGTATTGACAGATGCGGCTAACGCTGAAATTCTCGCTGCTTTAGAGCAACGCGAACTTCTTAAAACTCTAGACAATCGTTTAAAAGGTTAAATCATGTCCCAAGCAATTATTGAAAAACTGGATGCCATTGAAGCTGCACAAGCTGAAAAAATCAATGCTACTGAAGCCAAATCCATTGCCGCTGTTGAAGCTGCTAAAGTGGAAATGCAAGAAAAAATCGCTGCGCTGGAAGCCAAAGTTGCTTCTGTGCAAGCGCCTGCAATTATCAAAATTGCCAAGACTGTTCGCAGCGATGTAAATCGTGCTGTGCGTGAGCAACTTGCAGATTTCTATAAGGGTAATAACCGAGTAGAAAAAGAACTGAAAATGTTTGCTGATGAATCGCAATACGATGCGTATTTGCGTGAAGCCTCTGCACTAACCGCTGGCGGTGATGGCAAAGGTGGTCGTACCGCTTATGACCCGACGTTTGTTGCTTTGCGTTTGATTAACCCGATGCGTGGTCTGTCGCGTACTGTTGCTACTGATGGTTCGTCTTATCAGTTTCGCGTAAAAACGGGCAACGCTGGCGCCGCTTGGGGATATGGTATTCAGAACAATGGCTCTGCTACAACTGAAGACACAACCATTTGGCAATTGGTGCTGCAAGACTTGAACGTGCAGTTCCCAATCCGTACTGCTGCGCTGGATGATATTGATGGTTTGGAAGCAAACGTTGTTGATGACATGCTTGCAGAATTTAGTCAATCCGAAGCACTTTCGATGATTCAGAACAATGACCAAGGCGCAACATCGTTGCCCTATGGCGGTTCTAATGGTCTGCGTGGCTTGGATCAGTATGCTGGCGCTAATGCGACTTATGCTGGTGGTACTTCTACTGTTGCTGCGTTTGGTACATCGGGTACTGGTTCTACGAGTGGTCTGCACTCGCTGGCAACCTATGACCAGTTGACTTCCAATGCAAATACTGTTGGTGCAAATGCCATCACATACAAAGACGTAATCAATACGATTTATGTTTTGCCACAGCAATATTGGACCACTAACGCTAAGTTTATGGTTAATCCAATCTTGGCTCAAGCAATCCGTGGTCTGCAAGACACAAATGGTCGCCCAATTTTCAACAGCGTTGAGTCGTTGAATCCTGATGGCATCATTGGTCAATTGCTTGGCTTTGACGTTGTGATGAACAAGTATTTGGATACTCCTAGCCAAACGACTACTGGTTCTGCCGGTACAAGTTCGCTGTATCCAATGTACTTTGGTGACTGGTCACGTGGACATACAATCATTGATCGTTTGAATATGGTTATGCGTAGATATGACCAAACGCTCCCCGGATATATAACATTTTTTGGCGAAAAACGTCTTGCCACAAGTGTTCGTGATCCAAACGCCTTGGTTCGTTATCGTTCTACTGGAACAACAACTTAATTGTTGTTATTGGGAAGGGGGGCAATTGCCCTCCTCCCTTTTTTCAATTTCTCGAAAGTGTGACCATGACTATTACCCAAAAAATCCTTACTGGCATTAAACAGACTCTTGATGAGGGCGGCAAAGTAAAAATTGACCTCAAGGAAGCATCTAGCCTTACAGGTTCGGGTGACACCAAAGGTGGTCGCACTTTATTTGATGATGCATTCGCAGCTTTGCGTTTTGCAAACCCGATTCGACAAGCGGCGCGACAAGTTGTTCGTGCTGGACAAAGTTCTGTGCAATTTGTTGCTAAAGTTGGTAACAGCACAAATCAAACAAATCCTTGGGGCTATACGTTTACCGCTGATAGCGGAACGCCCGACACTGATACATCTATTTGGCAATTACCAACTCGCGTGATTACGGCACAATTGCCTATTCGTACTGCGGTGCTATCAGATGTAAATTACTTGGATGAAACACTTGTTCAAGATTTGATGCAAGA